CGTCTTTGTCAACATTGACTCAATCGACGGCTACAACTACAACATCGCCAAACTTACCTTCACACTCCAGATCGTGACCCTAGGCCCCGGCAACCTAGACGCCCAAAAGTCGCTTCTTAACATGCTTGCTCAGGTGTACGCGCTCAACATTGGCGTCATCTCAGGCCGCCCCACAAACGTCGACATCGGCGGATCCGTCTTGCCAGCATACGAACTGACCGTCGCAACCGAAGTCCAAACGGCGTAATCCACACCTAGCGCCCGAATCTATGTCAAACTAAATCCACAACTCAAGGAGCAATCATGGCAACCTCAACTATCCTCTCAAATCCAACAGTCACATTGGGATCCACGGCACTCACCGGGTGGTGTACATCTGCCACATTGACTCGCACCGTGACGGCTCTAAATGACACCGTTTTTGGCGATACAGCAAACACTTTTACGGCTGGCCTTGAAGACAACGAATGCACGCTCACTCTTTTTCTTTCATACGCAGCCAGCGCCACTTACGCGACACTTGCACCATTAGTCGGCACCAAGACAACCGTCATCGTCAAGCCAACTAACGCAGTTGACTCGGCAACGAACCCTGGCTTCACGTTGACAAACTGCTACCTCGAATCGTTGCCAGTTATCTCGGCTTCGCTCGGCGAATTGCAGTCAATCGATATAACGCTAATGGGCGGCGTTTACTCAGCCGATACAACTAACCCATAATCACGGCCGTCCTCGGCCCGACACAAGGAGAACCATGAAGATTAAACTCAGCCTTACGCGCGGAGAAGTTAAAGAACAATTATCGACAAACCTTTTCGTTATTGCCGAATGGGAACGCTTAGAGAATCGTCGAGTGTCAGACGGACGCGGAATCGGTGCATCCGATCTAGCGTGTTGGGTACACACATTGCTAGTCATCAAAGGCGAAAAACTTCCAGCGACTTGGCGCGAATGGTTGAAAGAAAACCCAGACGTCGAGATCGCAGCGGAGGACGCTACCGATCCAAACCCTACGGACGCGGCTACCGCCGGCAATTAGCCGAACTGGTAGTCGCGACGGGATGGGCTCCGACGTTTTATGCGGATTCGTTTGACGCGCGCGACCTGCAAACAATCATTAGAGTCCTTAATGACCAAAGCAAAAAAGGACGCAAATGAGAGACTCAGCCGGCGGCATTGAAGCACGGATAGAAGTGTTTGGCCTTGGTCAAGCGCTCAAGGATCTCAACAAGATCGACAAAGTCCTTCGCCGCGACATTACTAAGGACTACAAGCGCGTTACCGCTGGACTCGTCTCGGACATCCAGTCGGCAATCCCACTCAACTATCCGCTCTCAGGATGGCAGCGCCAATGGAATCTACGCGGCCAATACCAAGTCTTCCCGTGGCCGACCGATCATTCCGTGAAGGCATACATCAACACCAAAGCGCCCAAAGAAGTATTCGGTGGCAAAGTAAACCTCTCGACCTTTGCCGTTAAATGGCTTGGCGCCGCAGCCGCGTTCTTTGACTTCTCCAAAAGTAATCAAATGGGCGCCGCACTAACGGCCAAGTACGGCGACCCGTCGCGAGTAGTGTGGAAACAGTACGAAGCAAACAAGAGCGATCTTGAGACGGAAATGGCGCGGATCGTAGACCGCGTTGGCGAAGCCTTGAGTCGCGATCTAAGCGCAAGGTAAACCCATGGCCGTCATCCTCCCAATCATCAGCGAATACGATCCCAAGGGCGCCAAAAAAGCGATCGCCCAATTTAAGCAATTAGAAACCTTCGGCGAAAAGGCAAACTTCGCAATCAAAAAAGCAGCACTACCAGCGGCCGCCGCCGTTGCCGGCTTAGGCGTAGCCCTCGTTGGAGCAACTCAGGCCGCCATGGAGGACGCAGCGGAGCAAGCGAACCTTGCGCTCGTTATGCAGAACGTCACGGGAGCAACCGACGCACAAGTCGCCGCTCAAGAAAAGGTCATCGCCGCAATGTCGAGGGCGTCCGGCACGGCAGACTCCGAACTCCGTCCAGCCTTCCAAGCGCTCCTCGTAGGCACTAAGGATATAACTACCGCCAACACCGCTCTTGCGCTCGCTCAGGACATCGCTCAGGGCTCTGGGAAGGATCTAGCGACCGTCTCTGACGCGCTTGCCAAGGCTTACGGAGGCAACTTCAAAGCCCTAGGCCAACTCTCCCCAGAGATCAAAGCCATGATCAAAGACGGAGCGAGCCTCGACGACGTGATGAATGTCCTTGGCGGAACCTTCGGAGGAGCCACGGCCGCAGCCGCCGAGACTGCCGCAGGGCGCATGAAGATTCTAAAGAACTCGCTTGATGAAACAAAAGAGTCAGTCGGAGCCGCACTTCTTCCAGCATTTGAAGCCGTCCTTCCAGTAATCCAAAAGTTTGCAGACTGGGCCCAAGACAACCCCGGCGTCTTCTTGGCTATTGCCGGCACAATTGGCGCTATCGCCGTCTCAATCATGGCAGTCAACTTTGCAATGGCTCTCAACCCGTTTTCCGCTATTGCAGCCGGCATCGCCGTTATGGTTGTCGCGCTTGTCGCCGCTTACAAGAAGTTTGAATGGTTTCGCGATGGCATCAACGGAGTTATTAACTTTATTATTGGCGCATTTGAGAACATGGCGAACATGTGGATTAAAGCAATTAATGTGCTCATTAAGGCATACAACGCCATTCCGTTCGTTGACAACGTAGGGACATTAAATGAGATATCCCTTGGCCGTATTGGTCAGGCGCAAGAAGCGGCTACTGGTGGCATTCGCGGAATCCGCATGATGGCCACGGGAGGCATCGTGACGGCGCCGACTTTGGCAATTGTGGGTGAAAAGGGGCCAGAAGCCGTCATCCCACTAGACCGAATGAAAAACAATGGCGGACAAAACATCACCGTCAATATCACGGGCGGCATTTCGACATCTGCAGACATCGGCCGCGCAGTGGTTAACGCCATTAAAGCAATGAACCGTGTAGACGGCCCAGCACAAATCCAAGTCGCGTAATGGCAGCCACAATTGTTCAATCGGGATCCTACGATCTCCTCATTGACACAGGCTTTATCGTTGACGGCTTTACACTTGACGACACACTTAAAGGCGTCCTAGATAACACGGAATACGTGCTTAACGGTACGACCCAATACGCCTCGGTCATTGACGGCTCAACAAACATCACCGTCACACGCGGCCGCCGCGACATCGGCGACCAATTCACAGCCGGCTCAATGAACTTCAATCTCCTAGACGGCTATGCCGGCGGAGTCTTCAACCCTTTTAATACAGACTCTCCGTTCTTTGACACAGCAAACGGTCAACCGGGACTAGCGCCAATGCGAAACGTCATCCTTACGCGCGAAGGCGAAGAACTCTTCAACGGCTACATCATCGACTACACCTACGACTTCAATCTCGGCGGCCTTGATGAAGTCAACGTCGCTTGCGCCGACCGCTTCTATGTTCTTTCCCAGACCTACATGGACACATTCAACGTCTCCGAAGAACTAGCCAACGTGCGCGTAGAAGCCGTCCTAGACCTACCAGAAGTGAACGCATTCCAGTTGCCGGGTGAACGCAACATAGAAGCTTCTACCGTCCTACTTGGCGGAGCGTCGGCGTACACCGTCCCCAACGGAACATCCGTGGCCGCATACATGGCAAAGATCAACGAATCAGTACAAGGCAGAATCTTCGTCGCCAGAGACGGAACCTTTACATTCCAAGACCGCATCGGAACAACGCTCTCCGCATCCGTAGCAGACTTTCACGACAACGGAACCAATATCCCCTACGACCAAGTAGGGATCTCATTTGAAGCAAACCAAGTTGTCAACCGCGCATCCGTCACCCATGCCGGCGCAACCACCCCAGAAGTCGCCGAAGACCTAGCATCCCAAGCGACCTACTTTATTCAGACCACGTCAATCTCCGACGCGCTCGTCCACAACGACGCAGCGGCCCTAGAACTCGCCCAATACCTTCTCGTAGCCGAACCCGAGCCACGCTACACAAGCGTCTCCACGCCCTTCTCCACGCTTACAGACGCCCAACGCGACACCGTTGCCGTCATTGAAATCGGCAACACCATCACCATAGAAAAGTCCTTTAATACTGGAAACACCACTACGTCACTAGCCCAAGAGTTAGCCGTTGAAGGCATCCAACATCAAATCGACTTATCGTCTGGGCATCGGATCACGCTCTTTACTAGCCCCACGTCGCTTGTCTTTGAGTTGATCTTGGACGATGCCGTGTATGGCACACTTGACGCCGAGAATGTCTTAGGATAAGGAGCACTTATGGGAGCAAACGCAGTTACTACAGTCCCCGTCTATGTGGCAGGCGAAGTCCTGACAGCGGCAGACCTCAACATCACAAACTCAGGCATCCCCGTTTTTGCGGATAGCACGGCGCGAACGGCCGCGTTTGGCGGCACGGGCGAAAAAGTTTTGGCAGAGGGCCAGTACGCGTATTTGGAAAGTGATAACAGCACCTCATTTTGGAATGGAAGCGCTTGGCAGTCTGTAGGTACTACGCCGGGTCTAATTCCTATTGCGCCTACTTCAGTTGGAAAAACTGGTGCAAGTAGCACGGCTACCGCTAGCACTAATGGTCAGGTCACTTTTGCATTGTGCGAAACTTTGACATTGAACGGCGTGTTTACTAGCGCATATTCTAACTACCGAATAATTTGGGCAGGTCTTGCAAGTGCGGGCGCAGTCCTGTTAGCAAGATTGGCTGTTGCAGGCACAGCAAACTCAAATGCAACTTACAATTATCAAGCAGTAGTTGGTTCAAGTACAACCGTTTCAGGGTTTCGTGGGACAAGCGACACTAAATGGAATGTTAATAACAACATTTCTACCGCTGGCACCGATAGTGCGTCTATTGACATTTTTAATCCACAAGCAACCAAAAACACTTCGTTTACAAACTTGGGTTTCAGCACAGCATCTGGAAGTTATATACAAATGCAATCAGGCTATTTTACGACTACAACATCATTTGATGGAATACAATTTTTGCCAGACTCTGGAAACATAAGCGGAACAGTTAGCGTCTACGGATACAACCAATGAACACAATAGAAATCTACGACGGCGGCTACAGCGACGAACAACGCGAACTAGACCAAGCCTTAGCGCAAGTACAAGCCGCCGCAAAAGCCGAACGCGCCGCAGCACGGCAAGCAGTCCTAGACAAACTTGGACTCACAACAGATGAAGCCGCAGCGCTCTTGGGCTAAATATGCGGCCCTACTTTTTATGGTTGCAGTAATAGCGTGGGCAACTAATGGCTGCACTCTTAGCAAAACTAATATCGAATACAAATGCTTCACAAAAGCGTCGTGCGAACGTGCCGCCTGAGCAACAACACGCAGGCCTCATCGTATTCGTCGGCCGCATTATGGCAGTCTGCTTTGCGTTTACAATCATGGCGTTTATCTACGGCATACTCTTTGTCGATCAGCCAATGGAGCAAGCCCCAACCGACGCCCAACTTATTGACCTTCTGTCTACGCTGCTCGTATTCTTGACTGGCTCATTGTCGGCACTCTTAGCCTCAAACGGACTAAAGTCAAAAACAAAGCAAGGAGACACAAATGAAACCAAGTGACAAAGCAATGATCTCTACCTACATCAACAGCGCCATTGCAGCAGCAGTCGCGCTCTACATGTCAGGCAACACCGACCCCAACGACCTACTAGGTGCAGCCATCGCAGCAGTAGCACCACTATTTATCGGCTACGTCAACCCAAAAAACAAGGCTTATGGCATCGGCAAAAACCCCGA